GGTGAAGTTTGCTCGAAAGAGCAGGGCAATCCTTCGGGTAGTCCAAATACTATTGTTGATAATACTTTAGGTCATTATCTTTTGAAAGCTTATGATTGGTTAGTTCTCTCATACTCCGAACTTGATGAAGAGTTATGGGAGATGTACTATGATGATTTTGAATCTAGTGTTTCCATGAAGCTTTTTGGGGACGATGACATGTTCTCGGTGGATGATAAGTCTAAGGATTTTTATAATCCGGTTAGTATTATTCGAGCTTCAAAAGAGCTTGGATTTGTGCTAACTACTGAAAGTGAAGAATTGAGGCATAGGGAACAGCTTTCCTTTCTATCTCATTATGTGAGAAAGGAAGAGAATGGTTATTATGTTCCTTATCTTCCGATTGACCGTCTGTGTTCCGCAGCAGTTTATTCGGAGACCTCTGATATTTTTATCAGAGCTCAGCGTCTTTCTAATCTTAGGTATGAGGGTTATCATACGCCGGGATGGTTAAGTATTATTGATAGGATGATTTCTCACTTTGTCGAACTTCATAATGAACCAGAGGTGAAGGCAGTCTTTGATTGTTCTCTTTCTGATAAGGAAATTGAGCATCTGTACCTTCCTCTAGAGTCCCTCACACCAGCATTGAAAGCCGAACAGGGTAAGAATCGATCTCGGCTTTTAAAAATGAACGTGTGTAATGAATTCTCAAAATGGCAAAGCTGTGAAGAAGAAGTCTCCTTCAAAGAAAAACAAAAACAAAAACAAGCGTCAGCGCAAAGCACAGGCCCGCGCAAATGGGCTTGCGATGAGTTCGGGATCCTCAACGTTCAATAGGGCAGAGCTTGTAGTCCCTATGAATGAACAGGATCGTATGATGAAGACTGTCAAATCCGGAATGAATCCGATGGTCCAAGCGTACCTTGCTACAATGATTCACCCAAAGATGAATCAGAGTCGTATCCCTGACTCTTTTACCCGACCGACTGCCTTGGTTAGGAGTTCAACAACTCTTGATATTCCTATTTTTCTTAGTGCTTCGCAACCCGATTTGGGGCGCTTTTCTGCTGCTATCCAACCAACGTTGGGTTCCATTAGTAGTCCGTCATCTTATAAGGTTGCGCTGGCTGTGGGGAACGGTGGCCCTTGGGATAACGAAGATTTTGGCAATTCAGCTTCCTATGCGGGAGTTCTGAATGGCAAAGATGTTCGGTTAGACCAACAGTACTTCGTTCTCACACAGCCCCCTATTGGAGATTATAATTTGTTTAACTCTAATGGGGTTACACCTCAACCGTACTTAACGACTAGTACGGCGCCATATGAGAAGGCGAACTTCTCATCTTTCCAATATAATACTCCAGGTATTCAGCTTCAGCCTTTCTTAACGGGGCAGTTAGGAAATAGGTGGAAGCTGCCTATTGGACAGTATAATTTTAATTTCACTGGTACGACAGCGGATACTTTTTCTGCGTCAGCTACTCTTTCGGTGGTTGTCGGTAACTCGACTGATCTTCAGAAGGATGAAACCTTCACGATAAGATCTGCTGGTAATACCATGTCTACTTTTATTGCTAAGCTTACGGTCATAGCGCCTGTTACTGTAGAGTTGCGCGTGCCGCTGACAACGGTAGGCGCAACTTACACAAACGCAATGCTTATGATCACTCCCACTGTGTATTCGGCAGCTACACAGGTGGGAACTGTCCCTTTTGCCGTCTCAACGTCCAGTATCCCTTCTGGGGAATCGGGCATTGTTCAATCGTTACGTACTGTCGGTATGTCAGTGTTGGCCACTTACACTGGTCCTTTATTGACTAACGGTGGTAATATCGCTTGTGCGTATGTCCCTGGATCAACACTTCAGTCAAGCTACTTTACTAATGCGCCTTTGTCTAGTACAGGTTCATATCAGAATTGGGAAAACCTTTCTATGATACCTGGATCTTACAATGGCCCTATTAGTCAGGGAACTTATGCGTGGTGGTCTGCTGAGGACAATGAGGACCTTGAGTTTAAGGTGCCTGACTCTATATCTCTACCAGGTGCTAGTAGGCCTCCGTCTATTGTGGTGAGTGGACAGTATGCGCCAGGTCCTATAACGCAAGACCAAACACAAACGGTTATCCGGTTGGAGGTTACCACAGTTTATGAGGTTTTAACTACCTCACAGCTGTGGGCCTCCGTTCAGTGTGTTGGTTCTCAACATTATATGGATCAGGCTAATAGTGTCCTTTCTCAACAGCCACATTGTATGGCGAATGCCGATCATATGCAGTGGATGAAGGATTTCTGGGGGGGTGTCAAAAAA